CCCGAACCCCAGCCTTCGGCACCTCCATCTGCAATGGGGACAGCGAATGGTCTACCTTCGGATTGCTTCATTCGAGGCGGTAATGTTTTGAGTCGAGACATACCTGATTGACCTTTGGCGACACAATTTGCTGATTCGCGAAACGTGTCGCGACGAACGCTTTGATTGATCTTCCCGCGTTTGATTGGTAGCTGAGCTCCACTGTCACTTCACCAGCTTCGGCTGTAGGACCACGCGGGCGATCATCACCAGCAGACCCAGTACGCCGTAGGCCACCGGTGGCAGGAGAGCCTGAAGTTGCGGCATCAGCTGCTCAGCCACGCCCAGCACTGCGATAGCGCCGCCCGCCTGAACGCTGGTCATGCTCAGTGCTTGTTTCCAGTTGTCGATCAGTTGCATGGATCACTCCTGCCGCTTGGGCAATTTGAAGTCGGTGAATCGGTCAGCCAAGACTGCAACCTTCTTCACGCCGAGGGTGCCGATGCAGGCACCGACGGCAGCTGCAAGGCTCGATGGAAGATTGAAGTATTCGAGCAGTGGGAACGCCCCTGCTGTAATCGCGCCGCACAGGCAGGATTCCAGTAGGGCCTGTCGCCGTCCGCCGCCGCCGTAGATGACACGCAGAAAGGCGATCCAACAAGACAGCGCTGCCGCGTAAAACATAGGGGCATGTTGGCTGAGCCAGGCCATGACGATGAGCCAGGTATCTGGTTTGTCGGGCATGTTTGGCATCTCGGAGGCCTCCCGTTCTGGGAGTGAAAAATAAAAAAACCCGCTCAACGCGGGTTATCGATAGATCTGAATAGAAGCGCTACAAATCCTTCGGCGCTGATATATAGCCATATTTTTTTTGCTTTAGTCCTGGCTTAGAAAACTCGTCTAGCTTCTGAAACCTGAACGAACCACCGAATCCGCCATTAGCATAAGTGGTGGTTAGTACATTTTCCCCGTAGAAACCTAGAACTAATTCATCTCCAGCTGACCAATAAACTTTTTGCCTTTCGGCGCTACTCATACCTGCCGAAACCAATACAAAACCCCATGCAACTAAAAACGCTAAGCAAAATATAAACTTCGTTACCAAGTGAGCAATTGCAAGCTCATTGATAGGCGCTTCATTTGCAGCAATGGCAGGCAAAATTTCATGGTCACCCGCTGCAGCATTTGTAAAAAGAGCCACTAGAAAGCCCAACATCGCAATCACGCCCAAGGCAATTTGCCACTTCAACTGAGATGAATTCGTGGCCATTAGAATTGCAATCATCCCTATGATGCACGCCCCAACCACTACTCGGCGTCGTCCACGCGCCGCCAGAAGAAAAATAAAACCGAGTAGGATTAGCAATCCGTAAAATGCATAGCCGCCCGATCCGGAGAGCACGTCGAATATACCGATCGAACCAAATTGCACGAATCCCACCGGGGCTTGGTAGTAAGACAATCGACCAAACTCGAAACAAGCGGCCATTACATATAGAACTGGTCCGAGCAACGCTAGAGCTGCGATCAGGGTAGTTAAAAGTTCAACGCCTATTTTTTTTACTAGCCGATTCAGCATTTTGTTTCCCTACAATTACTGCGCTCATAAAAAAACCCGACAGAATGCCGGGCCTTTTTCGTCGTCTCTCATAACACGCAAGATCGACATGATGGGGCTAAATTACGATCATTCCGCCACTACGTCAAGCAGCATCAATGAAGATTTCTTCCCGGTCGAATATCTCGGTCGCATGGATGACTGCAGCCTCTTCCAAAGTCTCAAGGCGCTTAGTGATGCCCGTCTTCCAGCGCCGACGTGTTGACTCTGGCTTGCCCTCCATGTCCCAGGTATTCATGTTGTAGAACTCAGCCGGCAGGACAATCATATCGGTGGAGCGCTTGCCGTTCTGGACACCCTTCAGCTTGGGAATGGCCCACGCGGTGAGCGCCTTATAGATGAACAGTTGCGGCGCTGGGGAAACCATACGGGCCACCAGCCGGCCAATGGCGGCAACCTTGTTGGCCTTATGCGTGGAGTACTTCGCAACCAGAACATCCCACTGTGCCGGCTCAAGCTGACGATGCAGGAGCGCATAAAGGCAGCAGTCGTAATCGAACTTATCGCGCACCGAGAGCGAGCTGCCGACACCACCCGAGCGAACGTCAGCGTCGATCAGCTTTTGCCAAGACTGCTTGGTGCTGTTATCGATGTTATCGGCGGCTAGTACCCGTACCAGGGTGCCCATCACGTCTTTATAAATGCCCATGTCTCAATCCCCTGTGTAGTTCGATCCGCCAGCACCGCGACGGTTGTTCTGTTCGTATTGCTGCTGGGCACCGCGGATGACATGGCGAGCCTTGGCGATCTCGGTGAGCGCGTCTTTCAAGCGCGCATTGAGTACCGGCACAACGTCGCTCAACGGCAGAGTCTGCAGCGTGTGGCCGCAGACCCAGCCAGAGCCCAGGCATTGCTCGCACTCGAGATAGTGGAAAAGTCCGAGCCGTTCGCCCTTCCCGAGACAGATGTTGCATTCGACGATGAACTTCAGTTCGCGCTTCTGGAGTGATCCGTGGAGCTTCTTCATACGGCACCAACTAGCCAGTCGGCGGCGACATCGAGGCTAAACGGCACCTGGTTGCTATCAATGTCGAAGGTGTGCCCGCCTTGCATGACGACGTGCAAGCGGCGGAATTCGTCGAACTGAAGCATGCAGACCATGAACACTTTTGACCGGTCGAAAGCTGGTTTTTCGACCTTATTCAAGGCAGTCGTCACGGAGAGGGCGAAGGCGCCATGATCGGAAATATGCATTTTTAAACCTCGCCTATGGTTGATTCTTGAATGGCCTCGCAGGCCTTATGTTCTGTGGCTTGCAGCGCATTACCGGAATCTCCGAATCTAAAGCCGGTCAATCCGTGAATCAGAGCAAAACCCTTCTGGTCTAGATGCGCGTGCCACTGCTCCAGGGCATCACGCTTGCGCCCCATCACGTCCGACTGGATGTACACCTTCACGTTGTGACCCATCGCGTGGTTGATCAGCAGCTCACCGATCAGGTGGTCGATGCCGAGGTCTGCCCAACCGGTACGGGCAACCTTGCGCAGGTCATGACTGGTCCACTCGCCCTGCCCCAACCGGGCAAACACGGCGCTGGCCTGGCCTTCGCTCAGGGCCTTGCCGTTGCGCGCCGGGAACAGGAACTGGCCGTCGTAGCCGCGGGTGTACTGACCGTCGCGGTACCGCATCAGCAGTGCGCATACCTGCTCGGTCAATGGCAGGTGATGCTCGACGCCGGTCTTGGTGTGTTCGGCCGGAATGAACCACTCACGCTCGGCCAGGCTGATGTGTGACCAGCGTGCCTGCCGGGTTTCGCCGATGCGCGTGCCGTGGCAGAGCATCATCAAAGCCAACATGGCATCCAGCGGTTCAGCCACAATGACGGCGGCAAGCTGCTCCAGCACGCCCAACAGCTGCACGCCACGAAGGCGCGACGGTTTGATCCCGACCTTGGCCTTGGAGAAGTCGTTGAACTTGATGGTCGCCATCGGGTTGGCAGAGATCAGCCCCAGCTTGAACGCCTGCCGGAAGGCCAGGGCCAGCAGCTGGAACACCGAGCGCACGTAGTCGATGGAAATGCTTTCCTGCAGCGGCCACATGAGCTGGGTGTCGAGTGTCGCCTTGTCGATGCCGGTCAGTGGTAGGTCACCCAGGCGCGGCATCAGGTGACATTTGATGGCAGACGCGCCGGTCTTCTTGCGCTTGCTGGAGAGGTTGCGGTCGCGGGACATGCGTTCTGCATACCAGGTCAGCAGCTCGCCGACAGTGGCCCACTTCGACAGGTTCGCGCCGGTCCCGGCTTCCAGCCGCAGGCGGATGGCCGGCAGCGCCGCGATCACCTGCTTGGTGTTGAGGTCCGGGAAGGCGCCTATTCGCTTCCACTCCCCCTTCACCACCAGGTACCAGGACGCACGTGCGCGAGCCCGGGTGAAGCGCAGGTACAGGCCGCGATTCTCGATGTCGCGCAGATCCCGGACATCGCCGGCAGCCTGCCGTTTTATCTCGGCGTCGGACATCTTCACTGCGGCGCTGGTCATGCGGCCACCACTGTAGGAGCGAGCCGAAGGTAGGCGCGGATCTGCTCCATCGTGTCGAAGTGCCCGCGGCACACCACCGCCAGATACCCCTGGGCATTGAGCTTGCGAATGCGTTCATGCTGGCTGGACGAAATCGCGGCATCGTTCGGCGGCGTTGCCTTGAATTCGATGTACAAACCGAAGAACCCGCCGCGGGCCATCGGCAGGACCAGATCGGGAATACCGGCCTTCACGCCTTGGGCCTTCAACTTCGCGGCAACGGCCTTCACGCGATGCCCGCCGTTCGGGACGTGGTAGATCAGGTCAGCGACCTCGGGCATGCGGGCACGAAGCTCAGCCATCAATGCCGCTTGCTCCAGGCCTTCACGGTCGACTGGCTTGGCGCGGGTCGGCTTCTGCTTGATCTGCTTCATAGCGACCGGCGTCATTCGCGATTACCCCGCGCGATTCGGGCACGTCGTTCGAGACGACGGATGCCCCACCAAAGGCCAACGGCGACGATCGTCATGAAAGCGATGTACAGATGAAGCAGCATGTCGTTCATGCCCTCTCTCCTGTGGTGATGTCGATTACTTCGAAAGTGCTCGGCCACATCAGGCTGCCGAACTTCTCGGCGGTCGAGCGATGTTCGAATAGCGCTACAGCGCGATCTGGTTTATCGGTGAGATCCCACTTGTAGGCGCAGCAATGCACGGCATACCGGTACTCGGCAGGGTCTGTGGGAGCGAGATACGGGTTAGGCATGTTGAGCACCTCCAACCCGCGCCGAAGGCTTCAAACCGAAACGGTGTAACAGCTGTTCACGCGCCGACTGGCCGTCAGCAGGAATTCCCATCCTCGACACCTGGGCCTGCGCAACGCGCTCGGTCAGTTCATATGCCCACTCAACTGCCGATTTCTGGCTGTCGTGCCCGATGCCGATCGCGATGTCTTCCAGCGGAAGACCGGACGCCAGCCGGCGGATGGTGATTTCGTAAGCCCTGTCGAAGACCTCGCTGGCTTTCTCGGGCTGCAGGTCGCCGAGATTGTGAATCTCACACTGCAGTGCCGCGTGCCGGATGGCCGGGTGAGACCAGGTGCGGGCACCGAAACGGCTCGGGTGCGCATTCTCCAAGGCCTCACGAAACGCCCGGTCACTGGAAGGTATGC